AATGACAACACTTTCACAGTACCGCAAATACTACAACACCAGTGATGCCAATATTGTTGAGGCTGACTTACCCTTTGACACAGTGGCTTATGGTGCAAATGGCCGAATAGGGCAGCGTGCATCCTGGAATCCTACGGTTCTTGAGACTCTGGAGCGTTGGTATGAAGCATCAACAGAGAATTTGTTTCAGGATTCTACACGTACTACACCAGTAACCAGTGATGCCGACCCAGTTGGGTCTTGGACTGACTTGACAGGGAATGGTAATCATTTTTCCCAGAGTACGGAGGCTAATCGAGGAATCTTCAAAGCAGCAGTTCCAGAAGTATCTGGTGATAGGAGTGGAATATATGGAGATGGGAGTAATGATCATTTGATTGCTCCTAATTACACACCTGACTCCCCTTATATGATTGGAGTATACTTTAATCATGCGGTTAGTGAAATCAAAGGATTATTTAGTTTACAAAACACTCTTAGCAGTGGTAGCCCGCACATGTTCATACGCACTAACTCAACGGGTGCGCAGCTTTATATTAGTGGTGCTTACGCTATATCGTGGGCCGATACTTTCGGACAGAACAATAGTGTTGTTGTTCGGGTTACACAGCCCTCTTCTAATTGGCTTGTAGATGCTTGGTTAAACGGGGTGAAGGCTACCCAATATAATGCTGGCACAGTTCTCGCGAATCAAACTGCCCAAGGCCTGTACGCATTGAATAGTTTTGGTGGGTATTCCACCAATAAACTTATGACAGTGATAGTTGCTACAGGTGTTTTCACTGATGAAGAGGCAATGCTCCTTCATCAATATATGGCAGGTGAAGTATGACTCAGCTCTCAGACTATTTTCGTTCAGTTCCATTTTGGGATGATTCAGTTACAGGCAATGAAACACTATTGCTTAACTTCAATGGCACCGATGGAAGCACAATACTAACTGATGATACTGGGCTGAATACGTTGACAGCGTATGGTAACGCACAGCTCGACACCGCACTGAAGAAGTTTGGCACAGCATCACTTCTTTTAGATGGAACCGGAGACTATATAGACTGCCCATATGACACCAGTCGCTTCGATTGGTGGACAGGTGATTACACGATAGACTGTTGGGTATATGCAACATCTTGGACTGATTGGAGTATAGTTTATAGTGGTTATCCAGTTTCGCTTATGGTTGGAAATCATGACCACAATGCTCTCAGCAATTATTGGTCATTTGGGCCTATCACTGGTGGTGCGCTGTCATTTTATTACTGGAACGGAAGTGCGCCGATCCATATACGCTCGTCTAATTCAGTTTTAGCGACAGGCCAGTGGATTCATATTGCTATGGTGCATAAAGACAATACGATATATTTATTCGCTGACGGAAAATGTGTTGATAGTATGGTTATTGTGGACACTCCAACCTCAAGCGCATCATATAAGTTAACTATTGGTGGTTGGTATAACGACTATCTTACTGGGCAGATTGACGCATTAAGAATAACAAAAGGAACCGCGAGATATGTTCCTAATTTTACTGCGCCTACATTAGAACCAAGTGCATAACAATAGTTTTATAAAGGTATAGTTTAAATGGAAGAAACAATAACACAATGGGATGTCATAGCTGCTGGCGTTGTAGCTATAATGACAATTATTGGATGGATTAGTTCTAAATTAAAGACTGTCCAAGAATGGCTAAATCGTAAAGGAGTAGTGACGACTAGACATCGCATAAACGAAATTTATCATCAATTAACTGCTGATAATTCAGGGTCTCTACGTGAAGCTGTAAATAAAACACGTTATGATATAGAACGTTTAGGTGCAGCACGTAAAGCTGATTTAAATAGTGATGATTGCCCTTTAGTTGAAACAGATGTAAATGGACAATTAGTCTGGGCTAATGAAGCTTTTATATGCTTAGTGGGTAGATCACTTCATAGTCTTCGTGGTTCTGGTTGGGTGAATGTAATTGCGGAAGATGAACGAGATTTTGCTGAACATCAATGGGCACATATTCTTGAAGCACATCGTACATTAGATGCAATTCATACTTATGTTACACCAGTAGGAAGACAATTTAAAGTAAGGGTATTAGCTACGCCAATGCTTTCAGAAGAAAATAAATTTTTTGGGTATCAAGCTAAAATTAAACCGTTGGATCCTAGCTTAATAAGGGGTTGTCGTGAGGAACAGACTAGTGACGCTTAGTGCTAAAAGACAGCAATTTGCAAAGATGAAATGTTTGTTAGAGCATTATATTGAATTTCTTGGTCTTCATTACGCAGAAGATCAAGGAAAGCGCTGCAATGATTGTCCTGTTGGTCACCCACGCAGTACACATAAAGTAGGGTTAGCAATGGATATTTTAATTTATTCTCCTACTAATCATTATCCGCATCCTAATGCTAAAACTATATATTCATTATTGCATGATTTTTGGGATTTTATTGGTGGTGCAGAGCGTATTGAAGATGATCTAAATCATTTTAGTTTAGAATGGGAAGGTGTACGATGAATGAGTTTAAATCAGATCCTACATTTAAAATAGGCGGCAGTAGACAATTTCTAATGCAAGAAGATTTGTGGTATCACTCAGATCGTTATGGTCTTATGTGTGTGCCAGCAAATCCAGCTAATCCTTTTAGTACTGATTTTGCTAGTATACCACTAACTATTCCTAAATGGTTGCTAAATCCTATAGGAGGCGGTTGGTTAGATACACATGGTCACAGTAGATTTCCAGCAGTGCTACACGATTATCTTTGCAGAACTGCTAAAAGTTATAAAGAGCGTGTTATAGCTGATAAGATATTTCTCGAAGCAATGAAAGCTACTGGTGTAAATGGTATTTCACGTAGACTTATGTATAGTGCTGTACGATTGAATACTGAACGCATGAAGCTAATGAGGAAATGGAAATGAATGAAGAGCTCAGAAAACAGTATATGGATCAGATTGAAAGAGTTGAAGAACAGCTCATTCGACTAAAAAATATGTTATCTGGTGGTGATACAGAAAAAGAACGTATCTCAATGTTGGTTGTTGGTTATCCAGATTTATATATCACTAATCCTGAACAGTATGAGCGACTTAAAGAGTACGCTGATGTAAATAAGCCGCCTTTTACTCCAAGTGAAATCATGCGTGTTATGTTTGGACTTGGCGATACACGGCTTACTTACGAGCAACGTGAAGAATGGCGTAAAAAACATGGAGACTAACATGAGAGATTACGAAAATTCAGGTAGAGTAATTTTATTTACCATTGTCTTTGTTACTTGGATTACTCTAATGTTTTTATTGTCAGGATGCGCTACTGTTGAAGTACAAACACCTGATGGCACTAAGATTAAAACTACGACACTTTGGAAAGATGTCAGTAATGCTAGTGCTCAAACTGAAGACATGATATTAGAATTGGGCAGTTCAATTAGCGAACAAGAAGCAGGAGCACTCACATTAGTTTGTATTATTAATCCTGCATTGCCTATTTGTCAAATGGATGAATAATGCCTAAGATTAATGTATTCAATGGTGGTATGAGGACGGCGCAAGAGCCGCACTTAATTCGTGAAGATGAAAGCGTTGCTTTTGTCAACATGAAACATGTTAGTGGTATTTTGCGGCCGGCAGTAGAAAAAGCTGCGGCTGTTAGTGGTGCACAGAAATGGGGACATTTCTTCACCATTAACAGTACGTGGTATTGGTCTGCTACACCTAAAGATTATGTAGAATTTCAAGAACGTTTGTACATTGGCAATAGAAGTGGCGTTAGTACTAAAATTGTTAATGGCACAGAATACAATATGGGTATTGAAGCTCCTACAACTAAACCTACAGTTGTTATGAGTAATGAAACGCCATCGCAAGATCAAATTACTAGGCTTGATCTTGTAGCAGCGTCTAGTGGTGGAGATATTCCTGGTAATCAAACGCTTAGATATAGAGTAGCTAATGTTAGTTCTGATCCTAAGTATTATCCGTCAGAAGAAGAATTTACAATAGCATTAAGTGGCGGTACAACTAATCAAGTTACAATTACTTGTACTGATACTAACTTAGATACAAATATAGCAATCTTCCGCTTCTTTGATAATTATTGGCGTAAGATCTATGAAGGTCCAGGACCTTCTTATGTTGATAGCACATTTGATATAAGTGCCAATGCTGAATTAGACTCTAGTTACGAAGAGACTGGACTTAATGGCGTATATCAATATGCATTGACATTCTTTAATACAGTTGATGGCACTGAATCACCGCCTGTATTATCTGATGAATTTGAAGCCAACTGGGGTACTGCTAATATAAGTAATCTAGAAGTAGGAACAGATCCTCAAGTTGATGCACGCAGATTATATAGAATTGGTGGAAGCTCTACTGCATTTACATTAGTTGAGCAGATAGACAATATAGTTACAACTTATGTAGATGATAATAAAGACGATGAATTAGAAGGTTCATTAATGTCTGCTGAGCAAAACTATCCGCCAGTTGCTAATCTTAAGTATATGATGGAATCATATGCTATGTTATTTGCGGCTGATGGTGATAAACTCAGGTTTACTCCTATTGGCGAACCTGACTATTGGCCGCAAACTTATTTCCTTGACTTCCCTCGCCCGATTATGGGGTTAGCAAAAACACCTATAGGGATATTGGTGTTTAGCGAGTTTGAAACGTGGCTCGTTACTGGGACTGGCCCTCTCTCCCTAGCCCAACAGTTGCTAACTGGAAGTCAAGGATGTATTAATGGTGATACTGTTGTAAATATTGAAGGTGCATCTCTTTGGGTTAGTACAGATGGTGTTTGTATGTCTAATGGTGGTGAAGTAGCTGTCATCACTAGAGATAAATTAGATAAACTTGATTTAAGCCATTCAGTTAATGCTATTATGTATGATGAGCGTTATTATTTATTGATGCTTGAATTAGGTACTATACTAATGCTCGACTTAAGTAGAGCTTGCATTATGTATATCAATCATGATGGTATTCGCTCTCTTAATAAAGCTAATGACATTCTTTACGGATATGTGGATGATGGTGTATTGTATGATCTAGAGGGTGGTACTGATCCACTATTAATGCAATACGGTTCGCCAGTATATATTGGAAGAGGTTATACAGTACCAAAAACGTATAAAAACTTTTATGTATATAGTGAAGGTGTAGTACAAGTGCTTATTCTGATTGACGGTGATGTAATTCAAGATGTTTCATTGCCAATTCAAAAAGGTAACCATCAAGTTAAAATACCTTCTGTAAATACAAGAGGTTATTCACTGCAATTTTTCATATATGGTACTGGCACTGTATATGAAGTACAATGGGAGGACGGTAATGCCAACCAGTAAAAATCAAACAATTATTGGTATTCCTCTTAATGTAGAAAGAGCTGGAGAGACCAGAAAATTTTTAATTCGCTTAGTTGAAAAACTAGACGTAGTATTTGGTTATCGTGGTAATAGTCCTTATGCGACTATTTCACAATTACAAAATGTATCAAGTACAGCTGGTCAAAATTTAACTCAGCTTGAACAGATTATTCTGAATACTATTACTGAAAATATTAGCACTGTAAATCAAGCATTACAGCAAGCTAATGAAGACGCAAGTGATGCTGTTAGTGCATTGAAATCTAGTAGCACAGTAGCAAATGCAAGTAATGCTACACAAACAATAACTTCACCGCCAACACAAGCTGAAGTACAAAATATACAAGATCAAGTAAAGAATGTAGCAGACCAATTAAATGCTTTACTTGCGGCATTGAGAGGAACGGAGATTATAGCAACATGAGTAAACAAATGGCAGCATTAGCTATTCAAGGTCTTCAAGCAATACTAGAAAACCATGAAATTACTAGTACTAAATTAACTGAGTATACAGATCATTTCTTTGCTCCTGGAATTTATGTGCGTACAATCTTTATTCCTGCTGAACATCTATTAGTAGGTAGGCGACATAGACATGAAGCTATTAATATTTTGTTAAAAGGTACTGTAGCTATAATTAATGAGCATGGAGAGAAAATATTAGCTGATGCACCGTTAATTTTTAAGTCTAAACCAGGTCAAAAAGCTGGTTATTCTGTTACTGATGTGTGGTATGCGTCAGTTCACCCTAATCCTTATGATATTAAGGATATTGAAGAGTTAGAAAGAGAAATTTTGTATCCTGAAGAGCATATCCTGGAGGTAGTATCATGACTGCAATGATTACAGCCGCCGCAATTGGAGTAGCAGGTACTGTCTACAGCCAGAAGAAAGCTAGTAAAGCGGCGAAAAAAGCTAATAAGCAAGCTATGGAAGCAGAAGATGCTAAGCTTGACTTTGAGAAACAAATTTGGCAAGAGTGGCAAGACACTTATGGTCCTATCGAAGATCAACTTGCTAATTATTATGAGACTCTAACACCTACATTTAGAATTACTCAAGGACTTGAAGCTCATGAAAAAGAGATGGACATTGCTAGAAAACAGATTAAAGAAACTCTAGCACAACGAGGTATAGCAACTAGTGGTATTGCTGCTCAAACTACAACTGAGCTTGAAGTAGCATCAGCTGAAGAACGAGCTAGAATTAGAGCAGCAGCTCCAATGGAGGTTGCTAAAGAAAAGCTTGGTTTCTTGCAAGTAGGTCTTGGCATGAATCCAAATGAAGGCATGAGAGATTCTCTAGATTTTGTAGCACGTAATAGACGACAAGATCAAATGATTACAGCTAGAAATGCTGGTGAAGCCTCAGGTGCAATGATTGGCTCAATTACAGATTTTGCTCAAACTGCATTTACAACTTGGGCTAATAGAAAGAAAGGAGACGGAGAATGAGCTTAGCTAATAGTTTTATTGCAACGGGTTCTGCTAAAGCTTTTGAATCTGGTATGTCGCCTGAGCGTTGGGCAGAACGTTCTGCTGCTTATGCTAATAAAGAAGCGTCAGATCAAAAACTAAAAGCTCTACAAGAAACTCGCCCAACTGATCAAGATTTTGAAACAATGCGTAAGACGCAAACTGCTGAGCTTCAGAATGCTCTTGAAACTCAAAAGCAGATGATGCGCGATAATAATAAACGTACTGTATTCAATGCTTATGAGCGATTTGATGGTGATGGCGACATCAAGCATATTAATACTATGATTGATGACCTTCGTGCGTCTGGTAGTAATATGTACGGTAAAATTGCTCGTGTAGACAAGATTACTGAAAATGATAGACAAGCTTTGATTTCTCAAGGTATTCCAGATAATTTAGTAGATCTAATAATTAATGATTCTGGAATTAATAAATCATTTGTTATGTATACACAAACAGACGGATCAAAAGAGTTTGGCAGTATCGATGATCTTAAAGCACTGCAAGGCTATAATAGCTATGCAACTGAAGCTGAGATCAAACGCCAAGAACGAACTATTCTATTAGGTCAGTTGTCTACATTAGGTTATAAGCCTGATGATAACACACTTGAAGCAGTGCGTAGAGCTAAAGCTGAGATGCCTAATGCTGATCTTAGTAGTCCTGAATTTCAGCAGTTAGTTACTACTAAGATGCAAGAGATTGCTAAAGAAAAACGCGCCGCTCGTGGTAGTGCTGTTTATAATGAAGTAGGCACTACTGGTAAATTGTCTGAAGCACAAAATGAAGCTGTACGTAGAGCGCGTCTTGAACTGGATATGGAGGCGAATCCAGGTGATCCTGTTTGGGATGAGGCTGTATCAAGACATCTTTCTAATATTAAACGTGAATGGAAGATTACTTCTGCAGATAAGAATCTCGAACAAGTAGAAGCAGTTGAAGACGAACTATTAGATATGGGTTTGCTTGATATGGAGCCCTCAGATATGCAGGAACTTTCTGCTACTGATCGAATGCAGATTGAGCGTCGTGTGCGTCGCATTGAAGAGCAAGGTGGAGCAAAACTTGGTGCAGCAGAATCTAAAATGCTTAGAGATATTCGTAAACTAACTGCAATGGGTGATCTTGCTGGTGATCTTACGGATGCTCAAACTGGTATTATTGATAGTGTACTTAGAACTGCTAAAAAGTATATCTCTGATAATGTAGAAGGTGTAGAAGCAACTTCAGCTTATTCAGCATTTAGAAACCTTGTTAAGCATGCTTTGTATGGTGCATCTTTGCAACCTGGTGAATCAGCAAACTTTACTAAACAGTTTGGTTCACTCGCTCAACAACGCGGGCCTATTCTCGTGCAACTTCGCACGACAATGGAAGAGCTGCGTACTGCTTATGAAGCTATTGCAGAGCAGAACAATGATATGGTCATTAAGTGGCGTACTGGTATGACAGGTGAAGATCTGTATGATGTACTAGAAGCAATTGATGAGCGTATCGAATTTATCGATAATGTACAGAAAGGCTTGCCAGTAAGCACAGTTAATCCGCCAGTACAGACAGAACAAAAGACAGAATTAACTGATGATAAAAGAGCAAAGCTTAGAGCTATCTATAATCCTGATGGAGCCAATCAATGAAAACAGATATTGAAACTCTAAAAGACAGTTTTTGGCTCGGCTATGACGAATTCGCTAAGTCTAGAGCTGAAGCTGAATTGGCTTGGAATTATTATCATAATCGCCAATGGACTGCTGAAGCTATTAATAAGCTAATGGAACGCGGACAGCCTATTGAGACTTTTAATATTGTAAAGCTGTTCAGTCGTATGTTAGTCGGTTACTATTCAACCACTATTAATACTGCGGTTGCAGATCCAGTACAGTATAGTGATATGACAACTGCGTCATTACTTACTGATGCCATTAGCCATGTGTTTGAATCTAATCATATGGATGTACAGGGTGATGAAATTAAACTTGGAGGTATTATTTCAGGTTTAATGTGTACTATGAATCAGCCGTATAAAACTGGAGCACGTGATAGATTTGGTAGACCTGTCTATTCAATTAGAATTGGTTATGTACCTGATTATGAGTTAGTTCTTGATCCACTGAGTACAGCCATTGATTATTCAGATGCTCGTTTTCTACATAGATTTAAGTGGCTACCAGAAGAATCTGTTATTAAGCTGTTTGGCAAAAATAAAATCAATGAGATTGAGGCTAATCATAATCATTTAGCTATTCAAGAGGCTGATTACGATTATACAGGCCAAGGCAGTTTCTATGGCCGATATAAAGTTTTCAATAACTATCTTATTGTCCATACAGTTATTGAGGATAATAATGGTAAGCGATGGTCTATTTATTGGTGTGGAGACACTGAGTTAGATCGTAAAGAAATTACTTATAAACATGTCAAATGGGACTATCGTGTTTGTAAGATTCAGTCTTCTAGTTATAAAGAATATTATGGTGTATTCCATGAAGTGCTAGAGACTCAGAAAGCTATTAATCAAGCTCTTATTAAGCTACAGCTAATGGCTAATACACAAAAAGTATTTGCTGAAAAAACTGCTGTTGAAGATATGGCTAGATTTACTGATGCTGTTAATAGAGTTAATGGCGTTATTCCAGTTAAGACTCTTAAAGGTATTAGAGTAGAGAATCTATCTGCTGATGCAATAGAACAATATCAAATTATTGATCAAGCATTCAATAGAATTCAGCGCGTGCTTAATATTAACGATTCATTTCTTGGTATGGCATTTGCTTCTGATTCTGGTCGTAAAGTTAAACTTCAGCAGAATGCTACAATTATGGCATTGCGTTATTTGACTGTGCGTATTGAATCATTCTATAAGCTGTTAGGTCAAGATGTAGCAGGTCTTATTAAACAGTATTATACAGCTGAACAGGTATTGCGTGTAGCTGATGATGTTGTAGGACAGCGGTTTATTGCTTTGAATAAGCCTATGGAAAAATGGTCAGGTCAACTTGATCCTAAAGGCCAACCAGTTATGGAGCCTATGTTTGAACAAGTATATGATCCTGAAAACGGTAAACCAGAAGTAGATGATGAAGGTCGTTTAGTTTTTGCACCTATTCCAGAACCAGCTACTGAGTTACAATTTAGTGGCCACGATATTCGTATTGAAGCCGTAAATTATAATGATGAAGATGAACGGTCTCAGATTATGCTTGAAACTGTAATGTCTGGTCAGATGGGTACGATGATGGCACAAGTTAATCCAGCTGGATTCTTCCAAATTTCTGCTTTGACATTGAAATCTATGAAAACTAAGTACTCTCCTGAGATTAGTCAAGTCTTTGAACAGACTGCGCAAATGTTACAAGGGTCGCCACAAGATGAAGAGGCTGCAGCATATCTGGCAGGACAAAGTGCAAGACCATCAGGTGGTGATGATAGTGCTGGTATTGCTAAAGATACTAAACTTCCAACTAATACTAATGAGGCAGCATAATGAGCTTCGGAAGAGTAATTAAAACAGCTTTTGATTGGGTAATAGAGAATCGTTCGCGTCTTGAAGATGCACTTGAAGCTATGCCAGATCAACAAATGTCTATTGATGACATTAAAAATGGATTAAGGAATCGTGGTGTACAACAGCTTGAAGTGGACCAATCTGGTGTAGGGCCGTTTCTTGATAAATTGTCTGACCCTAATCAAACTCTTACTCCTAAAGTATTAAAAGAAGAACTACCTAATTTGCGTAATGATGAATATAAAGTATCTGAAATTCGTGGTATTGATAATAAAGAATTACTAACTGAACGTAATGCACTTGAGGATGCTTGGTTTAGTTTAGATTTGGGTAATCAAGGTGATCTATCTTTAACTAATATAGAGAATTTCATTGATGAACGTAAAGCTCGTATTGATTTAGTACGTAGTGACTATCCAATGAATGAAGCAGAAGGACTCGCTGAAATATTCGAGACAGAAATTAATCAGGCAGAAGATATAAAACAAAGACTAATTCAAGTTATGCAAGGAGATGATGCTGAAATTTTAACGCATAATTATGCTTTTGATCATGATGCGTATAGAGAATATGCTCTTCCAAATACTGATGATGCTTCTTATTTTGTTCGTATATATGAGAATCCTACTGTAGATCGTAAAGGCATTCCATATGGTGATGCAATGAATCATTGGCCTGGTCAATATGAGAATGGGGTATTCCATGTACGTGGCGATGATGTAGGTGAGAATGTACGTAGACTACAAGAAGTACAATCAGATACTCAAAATATTTTAACTCATAATAAAATGCAGACTATTGAGGACTGGCGTATAGGTGGTGATATAGGTAGAAATATACCTGATGCTGCAGATATAATAGAACAAGCAGCTAGTGGAGGTCCAATTAATGATGCTAGTGCTGAAATAATAAAAGAAACTAATAAAAGCTGGATAGATACTTTCCATAACTGGGTTGGCATAGAAAACCAATGGGATGATGTTATGGATCCAATAGGCGAATTTCCTAATAGTCTTGAAACAGCTGATATTAATGAAATTCGTAGGTACATGTTAAACGTAGCTACTAATGGTCAATGGGAATTAGATGCTCCAGTTAGAGTTAAAACTTTACTTAATAGAATATATCACGGATTTACAGTTAGAGGTGAAGGTATTGATATAGTCAAAAAGTACATTCAAGAAGTAAATCCAGATTTAAATACAGATCAAGTTGATAATTTATACTTAGCTATTAATAATACTGTAGATGATTATAGAGAAGCAATAGCTGAAACTCGTGATATGTTTATAACTAAACGAAGAGATAGAGTCAGACTTCGTGTTACGCCTAAAGAACGTCTTAACCGTATTATGAATGCTGATTTTAGCAGTGTAAAGACAAAGCCAGAATGGCATGGTGAATTTACTAAACAAGAAGCTGCACTGCAAGAAAAAGCTTATACCAATGCGTTTGAAGGCATTAGTGAAAAATATAACATTAATGTAGAAGGTGTAATGGATGGCCTATTAAATTCATCACAGAAAGAGTTAAGAAGAAATTTACTTGATAGAGTATTAGATAGTGATTACAATAAGCTAGATGCATATGCAGATAGAGTAGATGAGTTATTGCCTAATTCTTTTCAGGCTGGCCAAAGAATGAAGCGTGAAATTTATCATGGAACAAGAGAAGGTATTGAATATATTAGAACTATAGATAAAGATTTTCCAGATATTAATGGTGCTGTAGATGAGATAACTGAAAAATTTAAAGCTAATGTTGAACAAGGCATGAAAGATCTAGAGCCTCTTAAGCAATTTCCTAATGCTAAAGACTATGAGATGCCAGTACCTTATATTAAACAAGCCTATCAAGAAGAAGTTTTGAGAGCTCTTGAAGAAGGTAAAACAGAAGTATGGCTTACTGTAGACCCTCCTGGTTTTGACAAATTAATTCGCGGTGACGGTCCACATAGTAGCTATGTCAATGGTAAACATCATAAGCAATTCAAATCTATTGCTAAGAGATTCAATGCAACTGTAGTTGATGAAGACGGTTATCTTAAAATGAAATTTCCAGCTAAACTTGCAGCCGGTGGCGGTGGTACATTAGCTATTTCAGCTTATGCAGATACTAATACTGCTGAAGCAGATGCTAAGGCACTTGAAGCAGGTTTTACACCGGCAGAAATTGCTGCGTTTAAAGAAGAAGAGGGTATTCATGAGTACGAAAATCCTCTTAAAGCTGAACAAGCTATACGTGAGGGATTTACACCAGAAGAAATTAAAAAGTTTGAGCAAGAAGAATTCATTAGGTCATTGACTGAAGAAGACTTTGCAGAACATCCAGGTGTGGCTACAGATGTTCCAAATGTAGAAGGAGGTGTTGACTACAAGAAATTGCCACCTGATGTTATTAAGCAAGTCGCAATCGATCTTGAGGTTGATCCTACCACACCTAAGGGTATTGATGCTGTTTATGAAGAAATCATGTACCGTGATAATCCTGAGCTGCGTAAGATTAATCAAGCAAAGGCAGATAAATGGCGAGTTGACCAAGCACGTAATGATCTTGCAGACTTTATTGAATTGAATGATTATTATCAGCCATTTAATTGGACAGCTAGTAGTGTTGGTTTTGCTGTTGCGCATGAATTGTATATAAGTAATAAACAAAGAATTCAGAAAGATATTATTGAAATGGGGCGTGAGCATGGTTATGACTTTATTCTAGGTGAAGGCGATGAAGTCAACGGTTTGCCAGAAGATCAGTGGTTTGTAAATATTGATGGTAATATTTACGAAGCTAATCCAGGATTCTTTGCTGGTATAGCTCGTGAAGGTGGTGAGATTGGTGGAGCCGTACAAGGTGGTATTGCTGCAGGTTTATGGATTGATCGCTATACTCGTGGTTGGGAAGCTACTCCATATACACGCCTTATGAAATTTGGCGCAATTACTGCTGGTATAACAGCTGGTTCTATGCTTGGCGATCAGATTGATTATGTAACAGCTGCTATGCGCCAACATGAAGAGTACAATTGGGGTGTAGCTCGTGATAAAGCTATGGGTTCTGCAGAACTTGCTGTGCTTGGTGAAATCGGTGGTTACGCTGTATTAAGAGCTGGTGCTGCTGGTTGGTCAGGTATTCGTAGAGCTTGGAATCATGTCATGAATGGTAATATTGATGGTGCCTTTGATATGTTAATTAGGTCTCTTGATATTACTGAAGAACAAGCACATGAGATTGTAGGTCATTGGGAAGATCTTAATCAAAAACAAGCTCCAACTTTATCTGACAAAAAAGCATGGTGGAATATAACTAAGTATACTTCAGATAAAGATAAAGAAAAGGCTATTGCTGTAATTCCTGGCAGTCAAGCAGGTGGCCACAATATTGCAGAAACTCTAGCTGAAAAGAATCCTAGGGCTTCTGCAGCTATTCGTGCTGAAACTAATCAACGTGCTAAATCACTTGTGCGTGCAACAGGTGATGTAATAACCGATGAAGAGTTAGGTAAACTATCAGATCTTGATCAAGTTAGGGCGATTAAAAGAGCACGTAGAGCTACTGCTACTGATATTGTAGAAAGTATCAATACTTATCGTAAAGACGTTGGTAATTTCTATGAAGTAATAAAACAGCAAGGTGGTGATTTAGTTCCTACAGGCTATACTTGGGATATGGATACTGTAGCAATTGAGCCATTAACTAAAGATCTTATTAGCCGTATCTATAAAGATGGTAAGCGTAAGACTGCTCGTAATATGCTTAAGCGTATTGATAAGCTTACAGTTACTCGTACCTTCCCAGATCTTATTGAATTGCGTCAATTAATCAATGAAGTACGTAGTGTAGGTAAGCCTAGTCGTGCTGAAATAGAAGCGTTTCAAAACATCATAGATACTATTGATGAAGAAATAGCTGATGCGTCTACTAAAATGGGTAAAGACGGTGCTCAATGGCATAGAGACTGGCTTAATGCTAAAGCTGATTACAGTGAGATGAAACGGCTTACAACTAATGCGCTAGGTAAGATTCTTGAACGTCCTGGTGTTAGTGAAACTGTTGTAGCTAAAGCTCTTGTTAAATATGGTACTGCACTAGATGGCACATACTCTGATCTAGTTAAGAAATTACCGTTAGATGTTCAGCCTAAAGTTGAGAACCTTGTTATTGATGAATTAGTTGAGCAGTTTACTGACGGTTCTATCACTCAGTTCCAAGCGACTAATTTCCCTGAACTGTCAATAGCATTAGACGCTTATGATTTCAGATGGCCGCAAGCTAAAGCACTTAAAGGTGTTGTAGATAAGTTTGCAAAAGTGTACCAAAATGACATAGCTTTGTCTTATGTTACTGGCGGTATTACTACTACTAAATTTGCGCACTATCTTACTACTGATCCTGTTGTTCGTGCACAATTTGAAATAGCTAGTGGTGTCTTTAATCAAATTAAGGTTTTGATGGGCGGTTCTAAAGGTGATGCCGCTGCACTTATTAATGCTAGTGCTAAACTACTTGAGGATCCTCTTAATCCTAAAAATGTTCAGCAAGCTATTGATGCAATTGAAGGCAACGCTCAGTTAGAAGCGGCAATTAAGAAACTGCAAACTGAAACAGCTGCAGCGCGACATAATCCTGGACCTGGCGGTACAATTAAAGTTCGTCTTTATGAGGATGGTAAAGGCAACCTTTATACACAGGCAGGTGACGGTCGTCAAGCTGTAGATACAACACCTATGCATCGCATTACAAGTGAAGACGTAGCAAAGAAAGTTGCTAGGACTGACGATCTAAGCAATCTCGATAACGTGCAAACTGCTAGGCTCATTGAAGCAGGTTATATAATGATTGGCTTAAATGACGGTACTGTTATTAAATTGCTTTAAATAGTCATCGTAGCCGTAAGCAATAAAAGCAATACCATTATTCTTACGCACTTGTTTAACTCTAACCTCTTGAAGTTTAGACGCTCGACCTTTGAGCGTCTTTACTTCTATTTCCCAATAGCGTCCCTCAGGACTGCATGCAATAATGTCTAGAATCCCAGCACGATTCATTGTAATACTCTTGCATGCTACAAAACCATTAGCTTTTAGGTGTTGGAGTATCTTTGCTTGTATTCTCTGTTCGGACACGCCTATTCTCCGCTTCAATTACTTGATGATCTACTCTCTTCCAACGGCCTTGAATTCGTTCTAAACCTTTAGGCACTTCCATAAAGAATTGCCCATCAATCATATGAAAGAATTCGCCATTAACTATTAGTGGTTTATCTAGCTTAAAGAAAGCACCTTCGCATAGTTCAGGACTAGCTATAATTTCTGTTACTGTCATATCAGTAGGGAATTGAAATCTCATACTATTTTCCAATTGGTCAAAAATTGATCAATTCTGAGGCCCTGAGATCGTCCATATCGTGATAAAATAATTTAGCCTAGGGTTCATATCCATATTTATTTTTATCACGATCTGGATGATCTCATAAGACCTCAGGATGTCTTATTTATCAAATCGTACGGCTACAAATCTAGGTAAGAAAAGAGACCACTCACCAGTTCTAGAGTCTTGAATAACACTATTATACTTAACTTCAATAATCTTATCAATATAGATTGAAGGTGCTTGGTCTCGCTGTGCGTCATTAAAACCTGAGCCAACTTTAACTGTGACTATTTTATTTTCTACAAGGCCTCTACAAACTAAAGCACCAATCATACCTTCATATTTACCGGTACCAGGAGTTGTATCAATGCAAAGTAAATCTGCACTTTTAGTTTCTTTAATTTTAACCCAATTTTTATTCCTAGAAAAGTAATACTTGTGATCAAAAGGCTTAAGGATAAGACCCTCAAATCCATCTGCATATAACTGTGCGCTTAGTTCTTCTACATGATCTGGCGAATGAACAGTCATATTACGCGCAATAACAAGATGAGCTTGATTAGCTGCAGTAATAGTCCAAGAGTATCGCTCTTTATAACCCGCATCACATTTGCGTGCTTTAAACATTTCAAGCGGCATGCCATCAAAAATAGTATAGCTAAGCGATCGCTCATTAATTCTATTACCATGTATAGCAGAATTAATCATACCAGAAACAGTTGTGCGAGTATTGACACTACCAGCACGAAATACTATTTCACCATCAAGCATCATATTACCAAGTTGAGCTTGAAGAATCTGTTCTCGCAAGGCTGGAAGCTCTACTGTACTACCATTATATGTATAGAATGTAGGCATATCATCTTCAATACAAGTAATAAGACGGACGCCATCAAACTTTAACTGAGCAAGCATAGGAAATACTAGCTTTTCAAATGGTACTTCTTTAGCTTTCATAGCTTTCAATTCTATCTTAGGATGCTTTATCATAAATAGTTTCTCTCAAATACTGAATCAACAAAATTCTGTTTGTTAACAGATACGGTAAAATACACTTGCTCACTTACTGCTTTCTTAACTAATAAGAAATGTACTACAATAGGTTTATCACGGTGTTTAGCAGCTTGCCTTGCACGTCGCTGAGTATGCTTAGCAGTAGAAAAATCCTGTGAGTATACAACAATTGTTTCTACGTGTGCTAAGTCAATACCTTCAGCATATGATGTTGCTTGTAATATCTGTGCGTGTTTAAAGTGCTGTCGCAACTTTTGACCTTCTGCAATATAGTGATAGAAGATAACTAAGTCTTTAGTGTCACCCCACACCTTTTTAATGTAATCAATTTTTTCTGTATTAGGTAGTATTAAATACTCGCCATCTATTTTAGCAGCTCCACCTTCTAGCATATGCAGTGAAGTGCGCAGCTTCATTGGTGTGTCACAAATTAACTCGTGCCTACCTAGGTTTAAGTACTTGTCTTTCATTAGATAGTTGTAAGCTTTACGTGTAGTAGGTTTAAGCTCAAAGTAATGTAACTTATCTTCAGGCTCATGTTCAAACCCTAACTCTTTACGTGTTTTAGTAATAAAAAGATGCTCTACCTCTGGTTTAATTAACTCGCCTTTAGTTTTAGTATATACGGGTACTTGACGACCATTAAACCAAGCATTATCAGGAATGCCGTAAGTTCTAAACCAGGAGTAGAAATCCTTGTACTTACGCCAAGGAGACCAAGAACTCAAAGCAAACTGATGGTAGAGCATCTGAAAACCTTGTGCATACGGTGTAGCAGATAAATATATAATCGGCGTTTGTTTTGCAATCTCTTGTATTTGTTTATGCATATTAGATTGCTTAGGGTAGCCGGCTATATAGTTATGTGCTTCATCCAGTATAAGTAAATCATGCTTACCAAATTTATGTACTTGATGATAATTAGTTACGTTATACTTTTTAGAATGTGGATACTGTGAAAGGGTAGTCTTCCACCCTTTCACGGCATTTTTCTTTGTCAATACAAGAACTGATTTTATGTTATCGCACTTTTCAGCTATCATAATTGCAGGCAGTGTTTTACCTGTACGTTCTTCAGCTGCTAAGTAAACCATCATAAAGCGACGAAGGATATTATATCCTTCGTCTGCCATTTCTTGCTGATACTTACGTGGTTTCATGTGCTAAAAGCTAATACTATTAGAAGTAACGCAAGTGGCGGAAACATTATACATAATAGTATTAGAGCTGTCCAAGCAATAAAAGTTTTCATGAGAACTTGCACTCCTCAAAGAACTTACAGTATTTAGGACTGCAAAGATAGTACTTAGGATTACCGCGGAACAGCATATCAGGATCCACTTTATCCTCATTATATACTTCAAGTACATCAAGCAAAGTATTTACAATATTCTTTGCTTTATCTTTATTAATCTGTGCGTCCATAATGTGTCCTTCAGGTTTAGCCTTAAGAACAACATTTTGAATAGTACTTACGTTAACTTTAACTCCATTTTCTTCAGCTAAATAATTGTATATAGATTGCTGAGTAGATGAGTTAGCCACATTATGTTTACGTTTACCAGTTTTAAGATCAGATATAACACCAACTTCTTCATCTACATAATCGAGTTGACCAGAAATGCCTTCAACAATAGGATGATCTGTAATATTAACAGTAAAGCGTTGTTCAACACCTGTCGGAACAGGAACATAGGGTGTAATATCTTCAACATAAGTATCTAAGCCGACAAGAATCTCTTTATGACAAGTATTCCTATCTTCATTAGCATCAAACTGAAGATCTTTCTGTTCCTCTTCTTCGAATGCTTCAACAGCAGCATCAGCCATAGAACCCATAGAAATAACCTTAGTTTTAGCTTGCATACTATCAAGCCACATTTGCTCTACGCCTGCGTGAATAGCAGTGCCAATAGCTGCACGACTATTAGGTATAGATGTTTCACCTAGAATAAATACACGGTACCATTGTTGAGGGCACTGTAAGAATGTATCTATACTTGAAGGCCTTAAAATAATCTTATCCATAAAATTCTACTCCTACTCCAGCTTGTTTAAATAAACTCATTGCTAGTGCTTGATCCGTTTTCCATGATCCACCAGGATGTGGACAAACAACTCTAGCAATTCGCGCATTAATAATTAGTTTAGCACAATTAGTACATGGCGCTTTAGTTACATGCATAGTCCAACCACGTAATGATGTTTCACCATTTACAATACAGTTAGCTTCTGCGTGCACCATTAATCTGTTCTTAAGTTCCTTGTCTTCAAGTAACTTAGGATCATCATGTATTCCAGTAGGAAATCCATTATAACCAATTATAAGATTTCTTTTATCTGGTGATACACAAACAGCGCCTACTTGTTTCCTAGGATCTTTAGACCATGTAGCAACTTCAAGTGCTAATGCAAAATACCTAAGATTCCACTTGTTCATCATTCAGCCACTTTTCAACAAGAGTAGCATAACCAGCAATGTCATGCCATGAATCAACATGATTATGACCGTTATTAAGAATGCGAGCAAGCTTATGTAATATCATGCTTAACCCAACCATTTGCACATGATCTAGCTTAACTGCATGCGGTGCAATAAGCTTATTTAATTGTACTTCAATAAGACAATGTGCAGGAAATGAGCCATGTTGTTGCTCACGTTGTTTCAAAGTATCTTCAATATTCATGGATGCACCTCAAAGTTAATTGGATTCAACGGTTCATAATCTATAAGACTAATTGAGTCTTTATTAAAATTGCTTAGTGAGCCTTCATTCAAATAAGTTACAGGGCCACCAGCATTTGGTACTGCATTTAAATACTCATACGTTTGATCAAGATGTGATTCATAAATATGAGTATCACCTAACATAAAGATTAGTTTACCTGGATGTAAGCCTAGTTCTTCAGCCATAAGTATATTCCAAGCAGCTGCAAGAATTATATCTGAAGGCAAACCAATCATAGTATCAACTGAACGCTGATACCAAATCATTTCCAGGAATTCTTCATTTACATACCACTGGTATAATAAATGACAACAGGGTAAGCTGAGATTATCAAGATTATCAGGACGCCAGCCAGAAATAATATGCCTTCGTCCGTTAGGATCAGTTGCCAATGACTGTAATACTTGATCCAACTGATTAACGCCATTGAAATCAAGCCAAGCATTACCATAATCAACATTAAGAGATCCATCTTCATCAGCCCACTCTTTCCAATAGTTACAACCTTCATTTTCAAAATCTTTAATATGCTTAGGGCCTTTAAGGAAAGCAGCTAGTTCGCCAAACACTCCTTTATAATACATTTTACGACCTTGAAGAATAGGAAATTGACCCCACATAAGATCATAAACAGTTAGTACTTTACCAAATGTAGCTATAGTAGGAGCATTACGAGTATTACGCTTAATGCCAGTGTGTAAGATACTTCTAATTAATCTACAATAATCTTGTTCAAATGGTGCTGGCATTACAACCTCCCAGATACAGAAGGTTCACCCTCATGCATCTCTTTAATCAACTTATCATATTCAGTTCGGTCTACAATCTGAACTAAATAAGTATAGTTATGGTTATCTTTCAATCGTGGTTCATCATGAACTTCTACAATTGTCACGACATTCCAATTACCGTTTGTAAATACTACTGCTTTATCACCGACTTTGCAATCAAATTCAGTCATAAAAGTATAAACAAAATTAGTTCTTGCATATTTAACGCCAACAGTTTTAAATTGTGTATTCATAAGTATATGATCCTTCTTCAATGTCACCCCAGTTATAACCACCATAGACTGAAACAGGCATTGGCAAATCTTTAACTGGGAGTAGTTGTGTAACTTCACGCCACGCTTCTTGCATTGCTTCAGCTATACGCTTAGCTACTTTAATATAGATAGTTTTATCATTAGGTGCATCAATAATATAACTATCATGAATAAAATTCATCAAACGACAGTCATTCGCAATCAAATCAGGATACATATAATGCATTGCAAGTTTCGCAACTTCAGCACCTGTACCTTGATTTTCAATATTTAATTGATCTGTCATCAAGCGACCACGATACTTGCGACCACAAGCAGTTGAACCAAGGCGCCCGCCATTAAAATCACGAATGCCTTTTTGCTGCCATGCAGTTACACCAGAAAAAAGATTTTTCCACTTACGTAGTTCACGAGTAACTACATCATGGTCAAGCAATAGCTCAGCATCTTTAATAAGAATGCTACGCATCATATTTACACCACCACCATACAAAGCATTAAAATTAATAGTCTTAGCAATTTGTCTACTAATACCAAGAGTTTCAGCTACAAATGTATGGATGTCACCGCCACTGTAATAAACTTCAAGTAAGCGATAATCAGATGTAATACACGCAATACCTCTAAGCTCCAACTGTGAGAAATCTGAGTACAACATGAACCTGTCTGGTTCAATACCAAATAATGGTTTAGTTTTACGTGGTAGTTGCTCAAGGTTTTGATCTGAACAAGTGTAACGGCCTGATCTAGCATATGGCCCAAATACACCATATATCTTACCATCTAATGTATCAAACTTATTAAGAAATGAGTTAAGCTTTAACAGTTTACGCACACGCAAAACAGCTTCAGCTCGTTTATTACCTTGAAGCATAAGTGTTGTAAGACCTAAGCCATCAGACATGTCACTACCAATGTAAGGTCTTACCTGTTTCCAAGAATTTACATTAATAGGTACATTATATTCTTCAATCTTTTGTTGATTACTAACGTACATATCTTCAAGACGTGACTTATCAACAACCATACCATTGTTTTGAAAATCAAGCGCTTCACGAAGAGATATAATATCTAACTGATAACTGAAATCATTTAATGAATCTGCCATTGTTTCATACATATCAAGAAGATGATATACATCAATAGCAGCATACATTAGTTGTGCTTGTGGAATAGTAATGACATCCCACTTAGCTTTTTGCATAGCTTTTTTGTCAATACCTAATGCATCATAAGGATCATAACCAAGATGTTTAGTTAACAATTCGTCAAGAGTATATGACATCAATTGTGGCCAATGAATACGCGCCATCAAAAGAGTGTCATCAAACTTATGAGGAATAAACCTGCTTCCAGTCTGACGCTGAAGCGTAGTTATATCATAACTCGCCAGCTGCATTACAAGAGTATTGTCTTCTAACTGCATAAGATAAGCAGTCAATAGAAGAGGTTCTGGATTTTTAACCATCAGGACTTTATCCCAATGGGATTGATAAAATTGCGCTAAACAGATCTTACCGTATTTACCTGCGGTTTCTGTATCAAACGCTAGTGGTTGTCCTGGTTTTATACTGGCTTGGACTTCTTCCAGTGTCGCATATTTAAACATATGACCTCGTAAAAAGGTCCGCCGCCAATAAATGACGGCGGACAATGGGGAGAACCTATTTACAAGCGTGGTTTGGTAGGTGCATCTGACTGTTCATCAGCAATACCGCCCATCTCACCTTCAACGCCTTCAAAATCGCCATCTTCAATTTCATCAAAGTTAGCGCCGCCAGTAAACTCAACGAACTTACTGAGCTGAATTGCATTCAAGTAGAATGAAACACCGCAAGTAGCTTTATTGATGTTATAAATTGCCATAACACCATTGACTCGACCACGTGAACCGTTACCAATCTTTTTACCGTGCAATGAAATCTCATTACCTTTAGAGTTAAAAATCTTGATAACTTTAGGGTCACCAGAAGCGTAAGTGATATTAGTTTTAAAACGGACAACTGTATTACCAGTTTCCTTATAAACATTTTCACCAGCTTCTTTGCTTGCTTCTTCGTCTTTTACCATGTGTGGATAAATGCCAAGAGACTTAGCATCTTTTGCACCCTTAGGTTTATTGTCTTCCCAGAATTTTTCAACCAGCTTAACAAAAGACTTAGCAGTTTCTGGTGTAAGGACAACATCTACTTGATACTTAGGTACATCTTGGAGATCTTTCTTGCCTTCTCCATCAATAAATACCCATTCTAAATCACCAACAGGTGAGTCAATAACTTGTGTAGTCATATTTGATACTCTTTTCAAGGTTAATGTTTGAGACTAATTTGGCCTCGCTGACAGCAGTTTAACTACAACTGCATAATCTTATTATACGAAGATAACTGCTCAAAGTACAATAATATTTTTTTATAGAAATTGCATTAGCCATTTGTTTTTTGAATGGCACTATTCATGTATAAAATCAAGAGACTGTTTTAGTATACTACGGACTTCTGAAGATAAAGTATTACCAGGATAATGAGGATAACCATAAACTCTTTCATCAGCTACATTTGTTATTCTTGCACAACACTTACATTTACCTTCTTGCAGCTTTATCTCTTTAAGTAATACTTTACCATATTTAGTACCGCAATAATGACATAGCATTAACCAGTTCCTCCACTTTGTACATGTGATTCTTTATTAGTTATCTTTGCTTTATCCCATTCAATTTTAGCAATAAAATCACCTTCAGCAAATCGTATTTCTGCAATTGATAAGAACCTGTCATTTGAAGAATATTGTTCATGTACAGTGTATACTTTTTTGCCGTTTGAATCTGTGAATCTATACTTCAATACTAAATGGTCATTCATCTTCGTCTCCAATCAGGGCGTCAACTAACTTTGTTACAGACTCATACGATCCGGTGTACTTAACGGCTTTCCTACAATCTCGTAACCCTGATTCCAGTTCAGCGATGCGACACCACGGACAATGTTTGATCTCTTCTTCGCCGCACTTCTGCCGGTTCGCTTGATGGTTATGCCAGTTGTCGTGTTTCCATTTGTCACTCATCTTCAATCTCCGATACATAGTTAACAATGTCTTTCAATCCAGGAATATAATAAGCATAACCATGTCTATTACCTGGAAGTGTAGTACGTGTTGGCTCAAGTCCAAGATCTTTCATCGCATGTCTTACAGTTGCATTAGCTCTTGGATCAAGCTCTGTACCTTTAAGTTCTTCATACAATTCAACAAGATCCTGTTCAAGAATCTTATTCTTATCAACTGTATCATACAAAGAACGTGGCCCATACCTATCACCAATATTCTTAAACTCTTTCCAATTCTTAGTCTTAAGATAGAAAGCCAAGCGCTTAGCAATAGGCATAGATTCAGCAATCAGTTTAGCTTTGTTATCAGAAACTAATGGTGTAGTATATGACTTAGCTTCTATATTCTGAATACTAGTAGCAAGATAGTAACAAAAGTCATTAGTCTCTGCAATTAACTGTTGATGTACAATATCAATGCCGCCTAAATCATGCACCCAATTTTCATCTAACATTCTATTAGGTGTACTGAATAGAGCAATACGTCTATCATCAGCATCAAGCATCAAAGGATTTTTATTCGCAGTCATAATGAATGTAACTTTATGATCGTACGAATACACATCCTCTCGCATTACACGAATAGACAAGCGAGGCTTACCTGTATACTGCTTCAATAAACCTAGTGCCTCTTGCTTATCATTAAATGATGTTAGCTGATCACCGTATTCATCTAACTGTACAAATAAAGAATCCAACATCCAAGAGTTATTCTTTTCCAAGAATATCTTAGTAGATGGTCTTGCGATGGCAGCTTCACCAAGAATACGCTCAATTAGATTTACAAAAGTATCCTTACCAGAACCTGGAACACCTAAGAAGTACAGGATAACAGGTGAATAATCAAAAGTGTCAAGTTTCCTGCGAATAAAGCTGAGCAGATAATTCCGCATCTTTTCATCTGGTATAAGCGATTCCAAAAACTTAAGTGTAATAGTCGGACGCTTATAATGATGCTCATATTCCTCAGGATTCTTGAACACTTTATATGGAGTTGTGCTAACAAATGTATTAAACCGTTCTTTCTGTCCATCAGTAAAGAATCCAAATAAACGTTCTGGTTCTGATGAAGCTAACACATTAGGTACAACACGAGTTATTTCACCAGGTTTGAAAGATTCATATGTAATAGAATTTAAGTGATGTGAAATCTGTTGAGGTTGATTAAAAGTTTGTACGCGTTCTTCTGCTATGTCAACAACATAGTATAGTCTGCGTTGATAGTCATAGAAAACGCTAATAACAGTACCATGGCGTGTTAAGAATGACATTACATTCTTTTGCCAATTCGGATCTTCCTGCCATATAGGTTCTCCGTCCTCACCAGTAGCTCTGCCTTCACACATAGGTTCAATGATAGTGCGATTAAGGCGAGACATAGCCATAGGTTCTTCGAACTGTTCATTAATTTCTCTAATAGCTTTAACGTACAAATCAACATCAATAGATGTATCTGCACCTAGTATAGCTGATACTTTAGAGAGATACTCAGAACCACGACCTTCTTCAATATCTTTAGGATGTACAAAGCCATGCTGTCTATACTCATCACAGTCACGAAAATCATATGGTGTTAATATCTTAAATAGCGCACGCGTAACTTCGCCTGACTTAATAAACATCTCAAGCTGTGGCGCTAGATTAAATTTATGCTGACTGACTTTAGATACAATATTAACAGGTGCTTTCTTTGCATCCTGTATAGACAAAAGCAATGCCACTACCTCAGGCGGCGGCTCTTTAATTTCAGGTATAGCAGTTAGAGTTTCTTTAGTTGTGTTCTCTTCTGTAGGCAAATAAGTCATGCGCCCATTAGAAAGAAAATCTAACTTCAATGAGTTTGATGTAGTCTTAAAGCTGTCTACTAATTGATCTACATAACGGTATATGATTGTCCCGCTTTCTTGATCGTTACCATTCTGATCTTTTTTACCAGTAGAAACAAAATGAAAATCATACTCAGGATCAAGAGCTTTAAACATATTATAAGTAATAGTATTATCACAATCAATAGCGATAATACCAGACTCTTTACCTGTTATAACACCACCTATAGGTGTCGCTGTATGGTTACGATCTTGTAAAGCACGTTCAAGCCAGTTCTTACCAAAAATAGGTACAGTCTTCTGTCCATTTGGCAATCGTTTAAGCTCGCCTTGAAGAGGAATCGTATACCAACCTAAGTCGATAAACGGTTGAATTGTTTTCATTCTTCTGTAAGTTCCCAATATCCATATGGAAATTGTCCAATGTATCTTACATTGTCGGGTTGTTCTTCATGATTCTTAACCCACTCAGGAAATAAAGAATCATTAATAGTATTGTATAAAAGAAAATCCTCTTCAGCTAGTGCTTTCTCCATTTCATCGTGGTATTTAACTAATTTAATAGCTGCAACATTTGACATCTCAGGACACAGCATACGTACTGCAGTGTTAAGCGGAACTCCTAACTCAACTCTGTACTTGATTTGTAAAATGTCAGCCTCTGCGATTAGCTTGCGCTTAGCGCTTGTTCTAATCTCACGTGGCACTATAGGTTTCATTGTTCTCCTTGCTAGTTTGTTGAGTTGAAAAACTTTTCGCATCCTTAATTATATAACGAAATTAAAGCTTTTAACAATTAAAAATGTTAATACTAAGTATTAGCATAATTAATTATACGATGGTCTACTTTTGTGGTATGATGGTATAAGATTGAAGTGGAGGACGTTAGTGATTACTTTGAAAATTGAACAAGCTAATGTAATTCGTAAGGCCTTGCGGAAACACCTTGAATATTTACACAAGCGCGAGGCTAAACTGAATCCTGGTGATAAACAAGCTCACCATGATAACCAGAAAGAGTATGATCTTGTTACACAAGCTCTTTCTTTTCTTTAAACTAGCCAATAGGAACTATTAACTATGCCTATCAAGAAAGCTTTCCAGGAAGTTCACAACTTCCTCGTAGCAAACGAAGACAAGAAAGTCAAGACTGTCATGGACCAGCTCGTTGATATGATGTCAACTAAAGCTGGCGGTGGCGCAGCAACTGCAGTTCATCGTGATGATGCTGGCAATGTCGTGGCTATTCTTGATTACTACTACAAGAAGTGGCTGCCTGTTGAATTTGTTGAATTCGGTGCCAAGAAGAATTCAGCCACTGGTCTTAACACCATGTGCAAATGGGGTGTTAGCAACTGGACCAAGCAGCAGCGCGAATTCAAGAAAGGTAAAGAAGATCTGCTGGCTCTTGTAGCTTCTGGTGAAGTTCAGCCCACTGAGATTCAAGAACGTCTTGATGAACTCGAGAATGACAAGAATCGCATTGAGCCTTTCCCGATTCCTGAACTTGCCTTTGACTCTATCGAAGAGTTTGAAGCAGCTGACTGGTCTGCTATGGAAGCAGCAGCAGCTGCTTACGAAGAAGAAATGGCCACTCAGCAGGAAGCTGATGACGAATAAGGCCGTCGTGTAGACATCGCCACCTGGGAAAAGCCCTGCTTCGGTAGGGCTTTTCTTTTCGGAGAATACATGAATATATTCGTACTAGATAGAGATCCTGTACTAGCTGCGCAGTATCATTGCGACAAACATGTCGTTAAAATGGTGCTTGAAACTGCTCAAATACTCAGTACTGTCAGTAACTTAGGCGGGTACAAACCAACACACCAACGCCATCCTTGTGTACTATGGGCTGGCACTAGCCAACAGAACTTTGATTGGTTAGTTATGTTAGGTCGTGAACTAAGTAAAGAGTATACTTTTAGATACGATAAAGTACATAAAAGTAGTGCTGTTATAGAGCAGTGCGCTGCATTTGATGAGTTACCTGCTACTGGGCTAACTCAATTTAAACAATGCATGCCAATTCGTTGTATTGTGTATAAAGATCCAGTCGCCGGCTATCGTCGTTATTATATGACTGATAAGCGACACTTTTGCACGTGGAAAAGGCGTGACAAACCGGAGTGGTTTATATGATTACTCAAGATCAAGTAAAAGAAATGCTAATGCTCCAGGAAGCGCTTGAGATTCGCATCGATGGTGAAGACTGGCGTAAGAAAGGTCATAACTATGGACTCTGTATATTTATGGAGTGCGCTGAAGTTATTGACTATATCGGTTGGAAACATTGGAAGAAATACGATAAAGAACCTAAATATAATGAGATAGTCGGCGAGATTGTAGACATCTGGCATTTTGCTTTAGCTAATACACTTATGGCTGAAGATATGAGTGGAATAGATGAACGTCTGTATCAAAACCTAATGGAATCGATGGAAGCTGTTAATGAGTTTGAGACAGACTTTCCTGACCGTATTATCATGATAGATACTACAGTAGGTATGGCAGCAAGTATGATAGGTCAAGGTGTATTCCCGTTACCTAACTTCCTATTACTGTGTCGATATTGTGATCTAAGCCTGGACCAGCTGTATCGTCTCTATATTTCTAAAAATGTGCTCAACTGGTTTCGTCAAAACAATGGCTATAAGACTGGTGAGTACGCTAGAGAATGGGATGGTAAAGATGACAACGAGCATCTCTATGAAATAGCTGAATCACTTATTGAAGATGACTCGTTTAACAGTGAGACGCTGTACAAAGCTTTAGCTGTGCGTTATAAATTATTGACAGGTGCGCAAGCAGTATTTAATGCGTAAAAGAAAGCCCGCGTAATTGCGGGCTTTCTCTTTTCTTCTTATTCCGGTATATAGAAACCGAGCTCTCTCAATCTACACTCAATCCCATAAGGATTGCGACTAGTTATTGCTGCGATATCTGCAATACCTTCACGCTGATCTCGCCAGAGATGAACAACAATATCTTCCTCTTCAGGAGTCCACCTGTGTCCTACTCTACTTGAATGACAATTAAGAAGGGCATTAAACAACAGTGTATGTTCTATCTTCAACTCACCAAGCTTTCTAGCTTGCTCTACTGCTTTAACCTCAACAACATACATATCATTATCTAACTTTCGTGCCAATCTTCTAGCTTCTTTCAGTGCTTCTCTGTTATCTTCATGCTCAACTAATTGTCCTTTCTTTACTACCATGTAAGTCATTTGATTTCTCCTTTTCGATCTTCAATAACATAACAACTACCTAACCAGTAATCGTCATGACTTTTACGCAGTTTATAGTAAGATTGCGCAATCGGTGATGTGTCCAAAGCCTTGCATTCACGGGTGAACTCTCTTAGTTCATCCATATCATTTGTATGCAAGACCAGGACAGGATCATTGCAACCTGCTAGCAGCAGAGATGCAGTCATCAATAGTTGCTTCTTCATTTGGGTATTCTCCCATTACGAGCAGATGCAGCTCTTTAAAATAGTGCCACCAGGTTTCTTCTGCTAAGCGACGTGTAGTCAATGCATTGACGTAAAAATCAATATGGCGCATTCTATTTTCTTGCTCTTTTGGTGTTAGCCAAACTAACCTAAGCCGTAATTTACCAGATTTATCGACCTTAACAAAGTGCGCTCTAGTGCTTATAAATGGCTCATACTTGTAGCCACCCCATCTGTCTTTGCCTAATACTTTTGCACCGTATAGTGTAAAGTACATGGCTTCTTTGAGAGGTATAGATTGGTGCCAATGCTGTTTGCCCATTCTACAACCTCTACCGCGTTTCTTTTGATGGTAGTTTTCTGGTCGTAAATTGTCTACAATAGCTCTGAACCGTTCAGTATTAGGAAAGCCTGTTATTGCATATCTCATGATGGCAACCTCGTTAGTGAACGAATCTTGTAGTGCTTCGCTACAAGAATAGCAATTGCTTGCTGAATGGATTTAGCACGAAAGTGAACAATTTTCGGCCGGCGAGGAGTAACAACTTTAGCTTTGAATCGGTATGACATGTTATACATCCAGTTGAAGGTGTTTAATTGCATACGTGAAAGCTTCTTCACTTGTGCATGCATAAAGATCATGATGTTCATAAATGAACTCATATTGCACTAGCAGATATGCCCAAATTGCACTTTCTAGACCTGTAGGATCTTCTTCATTATTATGAGCGCGAAGAACTGTATCGATTGCAGCATTAAGAATTAAATCATTTGAGGTGGGAACTTTTTCTCTTTCTTCCAGGACAATATCTACTCTTGCAGGTACATCTTTAAGAATTGAGAGTGCTGTAGTGAGACTGCTGTGTCGATAGAAATCTTTAGGATCTTCTGGATTGAGATCACCAGTATCTAAATAGTGTTCTACTATTGAGCGGAAATCTCTAATTAGCTCTTTGGTCAATTTCATGTTTTACTCCTGGTTTAGTGGTTACTGGTGTCAGGTATACTTACACCATATTAAATTATATAACAAATGTTATATAAAGTACAATTGTTTTTTATAATACTAATGACAATAGCTATTTGTTTTATAAATAAAAAGTCGGCTATCAAACTAATGATAGCCGACCTGGTTACTACTTGTTGGACATTACACATTTATACCTGTTTAGTGCCTCTGTCCATTCGTCAATCATCTCCTGATCTCTTTCATCCAGACAGGAGATCTCTTTCTCCATTATTTCAGTGATAATATCAGAGTGTTCACTTGCCGGTACTGTACCAGTTGGTGATGACACTCTAAATTTATCCAGTGTTTCCTCTAACTTACGTGTCTGGCTGTATACAGGTTCAATCACTGCCAGGAGATCAGTAAAATCGTACATATCCTGGACATCTTTTAATCCTGTCATATCAGTCATTAAATCAACGTGCATACTTGTAAATATTTCGTTAATTTCACAGACATTCATTAATACACGTTCTACCCAGTCAGAGTATGTCATAATATTCTCCAGTTTGTTAAACAACGTTTATTACCAGTCGGTATATATTTTATATACTGACAACAGTCATATATTTATAACTGTTATTATAATTATATAATAATTTTAAATGCTTGTACAATTAATTTTTTATATTAATATTTAAATTTTAATATAAAATATTAATACCTGTATGTAGTTACATGGTTACCATGTTATAGTGTTATTTAGTACATTTTTAACATTACTGTGTTCGTCATGTAAAAATGTATATGCTATGTCCATGTAAGCCATGTAGGATGTTTTTATCTATATATTTAATATTAATTTATTTATTACATATATATACATATATACATTATATACAGAAGATACATTTTTACATGACAAATACAGAAACCAAGCGGACTCATGCATTAGTTTCCAGCCAAACTGGACTCAAGCCAGTAAAGCAGTACAGGTCACTAGTCAGCACATGCTTTTTTAAGAATAAAAAAAAGGCCCTCCGAAGAGGGCCTTCTTTTTTTACTTCATGTCAAAGGAACAATTTCGTCCTTTTTCTCTTCAAGAGCTGCAATTTCGTCATTCAAGTCAGCAGCATCAACTTCGCCTGCCATAACTTTATCAAGCAATTCAGCTTTTGCTTTCTTGAATTCGCGTTGTTGCTTGGTCCATTGATTAACACCAACTTTGCACATTGTATTGTAGCCAGTTGCAGTGTTCTTCTTAGAACCATATTCAATTTCACCAACTTGTTCCCACTCCTTGTGATAATAGCAGAATATCCACAAGTTGCCATCATCGTCATACTTGTGAGCTTTATCTCTCACTTGAGCTTCCATAAGTGGTTCTAACAAGGGCAGAACTTCAGAAATGTTCTTGTCAGAATTTTCAAGAAGGATCTTATGAATTTCAACAAAAGGTTTCTTAATAGACATAATTTATACTCACTATATTAGAGTTAAGTTAAGTCTATCAACTTGTCTATCAAACAAGTTGATAGACATGAAGTTTATTCACCATATTGTTAAAGAACTTTATTAAAATATTAGTATTTCACTAATAAGTATTTTCTTATTTATTAAATATATTATATAAGAATTATTATTAAAAGTACAATACTTTTTTTATATCACTTTTTAAATTTTAATATATTTCTTATATATTAAAATTTATTAATATACTCATGAGTATATTAATATTTATTAATTAATATAGTTCTAATATTCGAATTATTTAATTTATAAGTAACTAAATTAAATAATTTATATATAAGTACTTTATAATTTATTATATTACTAATATATTAATTTAAGTTTTCATAATATAATAAGTGTTAATATTTAATATTAAATACTGTTATATTAAATATTTTTAATATACTGATATATTAATATTAATTTATATACTTGCGAGTACTTGCGAAATCTTACGCCCCCTGGGGCCAGTTTGCCCGCCGTTGTTCTTGTAAGTTTTGGTCTGTAAGTGCTGAGCTGTTTGTATATCAATAATTTTATTGACTCAGCTAAACATGTAGAAATGTAGCCACCGCTCACTATGTAACAATGTAATTAATTATAACAATATATTAAATAATAAATATACAGTATAACGCATGTCACATAGTGCACATGACTATATAGCGATACCGCTGTAAACGGTAATGTGATCTTCATCTGATTCTGATTCGAATAGATGAATATGGCAGGCTTGGAACATGTACCTAATAGCATCAGCGCCGTGCGCCCACTGATTTCTCTTAGGCTCATCTCTCCATACTTCTAGTAAATGGTTCCAATCTTTAGTGTAATTAAGACAGCACTGTTCTAAGTATTCGCAGTCTTTTGATATGTACATGTACTGGAATGACTGGCGCACTTCCTCAATACCATGATGTTTACCAAGTTTCTCCAGGAGCACAGTGTCATGAACACCTAATTCATTTAGTATGTCTTCGCGCGTTTTATCATTCTGTGTTAGGTCTGTGACGCCCATATCCCATGGCAGAAACCATGTACTGACATTCCAATTATTTGCTTCAGCTATTTCGCGCACATACTCAACATAATGACCGAGCCATTCACCTGTATTATAATACTCCGCTATTACACGAACTTGTTTCTTCCATACTTGAAAGAATACTAGTACCATATAATCGCTTCGACCTGCATCAATAGCTATGTACACAGGTAGGTTACGGTCATACAGTTCTTTATAAGTACGTTTCTGATCGCGACGCACGACCATTTCTATATAGCGCTTCGCCCAATATGTACCGTCCTGCGCGGCAGTGAAGGCTTCTTCTGGCGTTGCTGGGTATTCTTGGTGAATATCACCTTCAAGCTCGCGATGCTGCGAGACCCAGAAATTGCGCTGTGGCTTAGTTATCTTGATTTTGAGCTGTTCTTCTAGTTTTTCAAAATATGCAAGCTCTTCATCTGTAGGATACTGGTCTTCAAATTCAACACAATCAGGATCATCTAGCCATGAAAGAAAGACGGGTAGAAAATCTTTGCCAGAAAGAGTGCTCGCTGCATATTGTTTGACAGCTTGGTCCCACATGTACTTGAACATGTTGACTCCTTCAGCTGTACTTTCGATAGCGCATGTATTTCCTGGTGCAATAGCCTGGAGTGTACCTGTTTTAGTCTCTTTAGCTCGCTCTGGATACTTATTTGCAATTTTTCCAAGCTCAGATATGTGGAGTCGCTGCAATGTAGCTGAACGGAAGCTTGTTCTGATGAACATTGTTGAATTATTGGAAAGTGTGAATTCTTGTGAGTTGTTTTTAATGACTTTGACATCTAAAAACTCCTTAACCCATGGCTCTAGAGTATTCCATGTATATTTCAAGCGCTCTAAAAGTGTTCCAGCTTCGTCCTTACCTTGAGCCATAAGGCCACAATTGTAATTTGCGCGTGTTATTAGGTCATCAAAGTAAGATATTAGCCAAAATGTGCTAATTCCTTGCTGTCGTGATTTGAGAATAATCAGTCTTGCGTGCTCTAAACTTTTTGCATATACCTTAAATTGAGCTCTATTCATGCGAAATGGAATAGGATCGCCCAATTTATCAATAATACTATAGAGATTATTTAGTCTCCATAGCTTAGATGGCAAATATCTTGTAACTAACTCTTCAAAAGTACGAGGTTTAGTAGTTAAAAGTTCATACAGATCTTTATCTTCAGGAAATAAAGAATTGAATTCGTCTCTAGTAAGAATCATTTGCGCAAATGTTGTTCAAAAGATGACAATGGAATGCCTGCTGGGTTGTTTATACTATTAGTTTCATTAGCAAAGAATGCTCTTTGTAATTCACAAAGTGCTTTAGCTAATGAAAGTATAGTATCGGCATTATTTGAAGCTGCTGCAACTGATGTAATCTTCTTTGCAATAGCAGAAGCTGAAGTTTGGAACTCTTTATTAAGTAAACTACCTCCAGAAATGCTTTCTGCTAGTTCATGTGATTCAGTTTCTACTAATTCTCCTATTCCAAATGCTTCAATAGCTGGTTCTAATTGTTTTTCTACACTATCGAGAAGAATTTCTAGCGCGGCTTTGTCTAGTTTAAACAATTCACGCACTTTATCTCTTTGTTCTGCCTCGTAGAGCTGTTTTTTAAGTTTTAGCGCTGTTCCATAAGATACACCAACACGTTCTGCTGCTTCAGCTGGCTTTATTCCGTTTTTTAAGTGCGCTAAGCATAAAAGTCTGGTTTGTTCATCCATTAGTTTCTTTCTCCTTAGCTCTTTTTTCTGCGTATTCTTTAAGAGCTTGAACAACTACCCAACTAAAGTTAGCGCGACCCTCTTTTCGTTCATTAATTTTCAAGCTTTCAACAAATAATGTATCAGCTTCAGTTTTGGTAGAAAATGAATGTGATTTAGCTGGCATAAACAAATCCGTTTCATTAAAAATAACATTTTTATTAATCATTATATCATGCTATAATATGCATGTAAAATCTTATTTTACGTTAAACATTTTCATATTCCCATGGAGTAAATGGACATGAACGAAGAACTGCAGAAGAAAGTAAATGAAGTTGTAGAAAAGATGGAAAAAGGTGATGATGGTAAGTGGTCTATTCCGGATGAAGTTGCTAAAGATTTAAGCCCTGAACTTGTTATAGCTGTAACTGCTGAACGTAGATTTAGGGATACTCAGGGTTCATATACTCGTACGCGTCAAGAATTGAAACAGCAACAGGCTATTGCTGATGGTCTACAAGAACGTTTGCTTAAATCTGAAGTAGCCCTTACTAAAGAACAGAAATATGAGCTTAATGAGCTCAAGAAGACTGATCCTGAAAAATGGCGTGCTAAACTTAACGAGTATGAGCAGGCTAGTAAAAATGCTCTTGAGAATGAATTAGAGGAAATTCGTACTAAGAGTGCTAGTAAAGGTGAACTTGAAGTTCGTAAAGAACAAATGGCTGCTTGGTCTGAAAGTACTGGGCTTGAATTAAACGATACTATTATTGAAAATGAACTTCCGCCTAAATACTTGAAAGATCTTGAAGCTGGTAATATTACATTTGAAGACTTTCTTGAGCAGGCTGGAAAATTCCTTACTAGTCAAAAAGTTATCAAAGGTTCAAATGAATCTGCAGATGATGACACTAAAAATCTTAGTAAGGTTGCTGGTGGTCCTGAGCCATCAAATGATGCACAGGAAGGTGACTTTAATGAAACTTATGAGGAAACTCTGTTCTGAACAAAATTAATATTATTGACGAAAACGTGATATAATATAACTGTAGTTAAAGGTATTCCTCTCCGAGACACCTGCGCTATAGTGGCGAGCAGATCACTACACCGCAGGGTACTCTAGTGATCAGCGTAGCACAGATTAACATTAGAACATAAGTTCTAATTGTCTTTTTAACTGCTATGAGGGTCTAATAATGACTACAGCTGTTCTCAGCTTGACGTCGGATCTCAAACGCAAACGTTGGATGCGTGAAGGCATGGTTCAGGCTGCCTCCAAGTCTTTCTGGTCACCGTTGACTGGAAGCACTAAGGATGGTATCGTCTACCAGGTCAATAACACCAACGCCTCCTCTGGCCACACGGTGGTTTTCGATTACTCTGGCAACATCTCTGGTAAAGCTAAGAAGGGTAAGGAAACTGCTTATGGCGAGGGCGAGTCTAAGCGTAAGTTCTCCGATAAGATCACAGTTGAACGCTACCGTCTGGTAGTAGACAATGGTGATGACTTCGATGGCGTTGATATTGGTGATCTTAACATCACTCAGCACGCTGATTCCCGTAATAAACTGGCAGATCTCTTTATTCGATTTAAAGATCAGGCTCTGTTTGATGCTGCGCAAGGTCTCTTGACTACTAATCAAGGTGCACAGGCTCCGACGCATGTTATCGATTTGGGCACTACCTTTACTTTCGATGAATTGACTGACATTGAAACCACCCTTAAGACTTCTAACGGTTTCTCAACTGGTACCGTTCGTCGTCCGCTTGATCCCTATATGACTGCTGATGGCCAGCCTGTTTGGCTATTCGTCATTGATGCAGCTATGGCGGCTCTGCTCCGTAAGGATACTACTGGCTATCAGACTCTGATGGCTCAGGGCGATGTTCGTGGTTCTCAGAACCGTAATATTAAGGGCGTAATTGGTAAGATTGGTTCCATGATGATTGTCGTCGCAGATCAGTTCTTCGGCGAAACTGCTGGATCCGCTCTCGGTTGGGGTCTTAATGACTCTGAAATCGAAATCAGCGGTCTCCGTCAGTATGATGGTGCTGATCCTTCTACGGCCGTTTGGACTGGTCAGACTGGATTTGACTATGCTTCCTCGGATCTCCATTCTCGTGGTCTGATTCTTGGTGCTGGTGGTCTTCAGTTGGCCTTTGGCAAGCATCCTGATTACAAGTGGCAGCCTTCTGAAGACTTTGCTATTACTTCAGAATCCGCCGTTGAATTTTGGATGGAAACCCAGAAATGCAAGTTGACTGCAGAAAACGAAGACTATAAACAGGCGAAAATCGCTGATATTGATTATGGTGTCGTTGCAGTTGATGTGCAGATTGGCTCATAAGGAGACTGAATCATGACTACGAATATCAGCCGCCTTGATGGTCGCCATAAGAAACGGGACATCAATGTCTTTTTCGCTGAAATTGACTATGATGAAATTGCAACTAGTGCTGAGGTTTATCAGCTCGCTCAACTGCCGCCGGAATGTATTGTTCTGAGCGCAGTCGTACTGCCTGTTGTCACTAACAATGCTGGCACTTCTGCAGCATTTGATCTTGGCTTTGCTGGTGGTGATGAGCTCATCGATGGTGGTGATCTCAAGACTGCTGCTGGAACGGATGTTCCTAGCACGGCTGTACCTATCCATCTTCCGACGGGTGGAGTTCTTACTCTGCTTCCGACGTATGGTGGTACTGCAGCTACGGCAGGTAAGCTCTTCTTGTATGTTGAGTATCTCGAATACAAGCAGTGCACTGGTGAACTGACTAACTTCGTTTCTTAAGTTAGTACCACATAGCCTGCCTCTCACACTTGTGGGAGGCGGGCTTTTGAGGATCTAAATATGGCTACCAAAAAGACTCCGGTAAAAAAGAAAGTTGTTAAGAAAAAAGTGACACCTAAAAAACCTGTTCTTTATCGCAGAGGTCGTTGACATGGCCGATAAGAAAAAAGGCAAGATTGAAAGTGCCATTGAAAAGCGTCGGCGAATGATGGATGAAGCTTCAGGGTTTGGTACGACTCCACCTAAGAAGAAAAAGAAGACTAAAAAGAAGAATTCAGATTATAAGCCTCCTAATCATGGTAAGAGGAAGCCCTAATGTCTCGTATTCAAGACATTTTTCTCCTGTGCCGTGACACCCTTGGTGATCACAGCCAGGAGCGTTATACTGATGATATGCTTATGAGAAATTTGAAGCTGGCTATTAAAGACATAGCTAAGCAAACAAATCTCTTTAAGCATATCATAACTATTCCATTGAAAAATGGTAAATCGGTATTTAAGATGCCTGATGGTATTCTTAATTTATCACATGTAACATATAACAGTGAGTTGTTACCACTTGTAAGCTCAGGTTATATGACAGCTAATAAAGAAGTAGACTGGCGAACAAAAGCAGTAGTGATACCGCCAGGCAGATTAGAATTAGCTATATATGATGAAGTAAAAAGAAGAGAAATTGCAACTTATCCCCGCCCGTTCGGGGAATTTTCACAATCATACGTCTCAGAACCTAATGAATATGGTCTTGTAGGCGCATTGCTTTATGATGGTGAGTATTACTCTCAGCCGTCATATTACGGTGTCGTAGATGAATTTATCGATTCAGAAATGGCACGAGATATTCAAGAATCTTATTATGGTGTAGTGACAGCAGTAGAAGAAGCTGAGATTCTCACCATTTATTACTCTCGTTGTCCTCCTCTTCCAACTACTGTAGATGATGACTTTGAACTTGATGAAGTGTTTGATATGGCTATCAAGTTCTATATTTGTGGTATATGTCTACGTAATGATGTAGATCAACAAAATAGACAAATGGCTGCTGAAGAATTTAATATGTATCAGCGTGAAGTTGATGCTATTATTGAGCTATCTCATACTGATTCTGTGGCTGTTAATTGGTTTGAATCACACTATAACTCGATGGGTTAATTATGACTACACAACGCACACTTAATCGTAATTTGATTGTCCATAATGACCTAGAAATAGGTTATGGAACAGTCGTGCAAGAACGCGGAGATGTCGCAGCAGCTGAGCAGAAAATTGAGCTTATGTTCATTTTTAGGCAGCTTGATGAGATTCGCAACCTTGATTACAATAAATATACTCGTGTTGGTTTGCATCAGGATAATGCACCAGTTGTAGAATACTGGTTTGATTTTACTAGTGCTGCTTCTGATGATGGTGATGACGTTCTTGCTCCAGTTCCGGCTATTAGTCTTGGACGCTGGATTAAAATTGCTAATACAGCTCCAGTTTACACTACTGCTGAACTTGCTGATATTTCAGCAACTCCTAATACTTCAGTAGCTAAGCAAGCTGGTTATATGGTTTGGAATTCCAATCTTGAAAAGCCGCTATGGTCAGTTGGATCTGGCAATGGTGATGTTTGGGTTGACGCAACAGGTAGCACAGTACATACGCCGTCATGAGTAGAATACTCAAAAGACAATTAATTGGTCAAGAGGACTTTGCTTTAGGTTTTGGTAAGGTCTCACAAACACGTGGAGATCAAACACTAGACTTTAAGCAAATTCAGCTTGAGTTTATTTTTGCTACTACAGATGAAATTCGCGAGCTTGACTATAATCGCTATCTACACGTAGCGCTACATTCTGATTCTCCGCATGGTGCTGTAACTCAGTATTACTGGGATCCGTATAACATGGCGGTAGATGATGATTGGAATGTTTTAAGACCCAATCGTGTAGTGCCAACTCAACAAGGTCGTTACATTAGAGTTATTCCTAATTATTACGGCTTATTGGATACTATTATTTCATCTGCGTCAGATGAAACATCTCCATTAGATGTAGGTGAAAAATTAACAACGTTTAGAGCACCATATCCTTTAACACTTCAATATGTTAGATGTAGTCTTTCAATTGAACCAGCAGCTAATGAACTGATTGTAGATTTGAGAGCAACTGGTACTTCAATATTTGCTGAGCCTATGCATATTGATGTAGGTGAGAGAACTTCTGTAACTGCTGTTACTCAACCAGTTCTTTCAATTGTTAATATAGTTGATGACACTGAATTTTTTGTAGACGTACTACAAGGAGATACTCAAGCAGCAGGACTTAAAGTAGCTGTAACTGGTACTAAGGTGGTTTAAATGGCTGCTATCTACCAGTGGTTTGAAGGTGTAGTAATTTACCAAACATGGACTACTACTTTATATCCACTTGAGGCAACTGAGGCTTTAAATTTTACTGTTGATATAGATACAGCAGAGCTTGGTGAAATTGAAAGCGAATATTTAACTTTGGGCATGACATTTCAAGATATGAATGTAAGTCCCATCTTGATAACATTAGGCCCAGAAGAGGATGAATTAAAACTTGGTATGGTATTCAGTGATATGAATGTTACTGAAATACTTGTAAGG